CGAAACTCGAAAAACAACAAAAGGAGATCAAAAAATGCGAAGAAAAAATAAACTCTATCAAGGAGAGTCAAAAAGCGAAACTCTAACAACTAAAAAAGGAGATAAAAAATGCGCAGAAAAAAAATGAGCAAAAAAGCCTCTAAGAAAAACTTCACTCGCAATGCTGTGCGTATCAATTCGCGCAATAATCAGAATCCAATGCGAGGTGGAATACGGCTGTAATGCCTTGCTATTTCCCTTTACAGGCTTGGCGATCTCCACAAAAAAACGACTCTGGAAAATCCAGTCTTGTTTTTAAACAAAAAGATGGTCACGGCCCCGAGCTTCTAATCGCTTGCGGCCAGTGCCACGGATGTCGTCTCGATTACGCACGACAATGGGCTATCCGATGCGTCCACGAAGCTTCGCTTCACGAAGAAAACTGCTACCTGACTTTGACCTATTCGGACGAACATCTACCCGAAAACGGGTCTTTAACGAAAGGGCCGAATTCCCATTTCACAAAATTCATGAAAACCCTACGCGAAGATTTACGAACGCGAGAAGAACCAAAATTCATTCGGTTCTTCCAATGTGGTGAATATGGCGATAACTTCTCTCGGCCTCATCATCACGTAATCATATTCGGATACCATCCTCCAAAAAGCGAAAGCGAGGTGATACGAAAAGATGGTGATTACACCTATTATACTTGTGACACTTTCTCTCAACATTGGAAATACGGCTATCACGATTTCAGCAATTTCAGCTTTAATAATGCCGCTTACGTGGCTCGCTATCTTATGAAAAAAATCACTGGCGAAAAAGCTGAAGAACACTATCAAGGTTTACAACCTGAATACATAACCATGTCTCGCAATCCCGGTATAGCGGCTGACTGGTTCAAAAAATTCCAAACTGATCTCTATCCATCAGACAACGTTGTCATCAACGGAAAAAAAATGTCTGTTCCAAAATTCTACGATAAACTACTCGAAGAGATCGACCCAGATCACCTTAAACAATTAAAAACTGAGCGCCGAAAACGCGCTCTACAAAATTCAGAGGAATCTTCCTCTCCACGACTCCGCACTAAAGAACACGTCGCAATCCGGCGACAAGAAAAAGTCTCACGAACTTATGAACAAGGAGAATAAACTAATGCAAAAAATCTTTACTGTGTACGATGAAAAAGCCGAAGCCTATCTTCCTCCCTTCTTCCTCAATACCAACGGCGAGGCAATCCGAGCCATTACCGATTGTGTCAATGATCTCAAACATCAATTCGGTAAACATCCCTCTGACTACACTCTCTTTTCTCTCGGAACATATGACCCTCAATCCGGTACTTTCGAAAATGAAAAAGCCCCTCTGGGCAATCTTCTCGAATTCAAAACTCAACTCGAAATACCTACAAATCAACTCTCACTCGTTGAAGGAGAATAAATCATGAAATCCGTCATGCAACATCAATTCTCACAAGTACCCAAAGCTGATATTCCCCGCTCACGCTTCAACCGCTCTCACGGTCACAAAACTACGTTCGATGCCGGGTACCTGGTACCCGTCTTGATCGACGAAGCACTTCCCGGCGACACTATCAATTGCAACATGACCGGCTTCGCCCGTCTTGCCACTCCACTCCATCCAATTATGGATAACATTTATCTTGATTCTTTCTTCTTCGCCTGCCCTGTCAGGCTTCTATGGGAAAACTGGGAAAAATTCAACGGTGAACAAACAAATCCCGGTGACTCAACTGACTATCTCGTCCCCGAGTTAAACATGACCGGCATATCTCATGAAATCGGTTCTATTGGTGACCACTTCGGCCTGCCGACTGGCGTTAACGATCTCAACACCAATGCCCTCTTCTTCCGCTGTTACAACAAAATGTTCGACGATTGGTTCCGTGACCAAAACCTCATCGATTCTCTCGAACCACCAACCGATGACGGTCCCGACGATCCAACACATTACACTCTCCAACGTCGTGGTAAACGCCACGACTATTTCACTTCTTCTTTACCTTGGCCCCAAAAAGGCGACTCTGTCGATATACCTTTAGGTCAATTCGCTCCTATTGTTGGTCTTGGTAAAGCTACCCAAAACTTCTATGATACTGCTCCTGCTGATGCTTATGAAACAGGCGCAAAGGCTTCTACTGTTTATTCCAGTTATCAAGCTATCGATACTACCGGAGCAGATTCTACTTTTTATGTAAAAGAAGATCCTTCAAACATTGGCTTTCCAGATATCAGAGCCAATCTTCAAGAAGCATCAGCCGCAACTATCAATCAACTACGCCAAGCCTTTCAACTTCAAAAACTCTACGAACGAGATGCCCGAGGTGGCACGAGATACACTGAAGTGATCAAGGCTCATTTCGGCGTTACCTCACCCGATGCACGCATGCAACGTGTCGAGTATCTAGGCGGTGGTTCCTCACCCGTCGTTATCAATCCAATTGCACAAACTTCCTCGACCGACACAACTTCACCTCAAGCAAATCTTGCGGCTATCGGTGTTGCTCAACTCAATAACCATGGCTTCCAAAAGTCCTTCACCGAACACTGCATCATTATCGGCGTTGTCTCTGCACGAGCTGATCTTACTTATCAACAAGGCATCGACCGGATGCACTCTCGTCAAACTCGTTGGGACTTCTACTGGCCCGCACTCTCTCATATCGGCGAACAAGCTGTTCTCAATAAAGAAATTTATGCCGATGGTTCCCTTGATGACGAACTCGTTTTCGGCTATCAAGAACGCTACGGCGAATACCGATACAAACAATCCAAAATCACCGGCCATTTCCGCTCCGCTTCTCCTCTTACTCTCGATACTTGGCATCTTAGCCAAGATTATGAATCTCGGCCATTATTGAACGAAGAATTCATACAAGAAAACCCCCCTATTGATCGCGTAATCGCGACAGTAGACGAACCTCATTTTCTTTTTGATTCTTATTTCGATTACAAATGTGCACGCCCGATGCCGGTTTACGGCGTACCGGGCTTAATCGATCACTTTTAAAGGAGATCATCATGGGATTTATGTCTTTCGTTAAATCTGCCGGTGGTGGAAGTATTCTCGGTGGCCTAGGCACTGCCCTTGCCGGTGGCCTGTTATCGTCTGCAGGGAGCAATTATGCGGCTCGTAAGCAATACGAATATTCAAGACGCTTACGATCAACTGCTTACCAAGACACCATGTCTGACATGAAGGCCGCCGGACTCAATCCAATACTCGCCTATCAGACGGGGGCCTCTCCGGCCCCGTCTATCAATGTAGGCAATCCCGGCAAAGCCGCGATCGAAGGAGCCGCCAATGCTATCAACTCCGCTCAATCTGCTAAACTTATGGCAAAACAAATCCAGACCGTCGAAGAGCAAGGCTATGCCTATCAAGCGGCTGGTAACAAAGATCATGCGCTTCAAAATCTCTACAACCAACAAGCAGATATGGCAAAATTTGAAAATCAAATCAAAAAAGCCTATCAACCGTATGAGCTCGAAATGGCACGCTTTCACTCCCGTAACCCGTGGATGGGTAAAACTCGCGCTGGCCTTTCTCTGCTCAACGATGGCGTATCTTCTGCCACTGCTGTACGTCGCCTCGCTACTCCAAAAGCTAAACCTTTACCATCCGTAAAAAATAACACTCAATATCGTTTTTATTATCCAAAAACAAATACATCAGGCCGACGTTAATAAACACACAAACAAAGGAATCCATCATGAAATTCAAAACAGCCTACGGCAAAAAATCCCGCGTCACTCAAGACTGCGGAACTATCTCAAAAACTAAACAATCATTCAAAGACGAATGCGACATAAACAACATCCTGAAAAAATATCAAAAATCTTCTATTCTCGAACACGTTAACACGCACCAAGGTGACTATTCAGACTTGGGCGATCTACCCTCTTATCAAGAATCACTAAACATCATCATCAACGCAAAAAACTCATTCAACACTCTACCCTCATCAATCCGTAAACAGTTCGAAAACGACCCTGCTCAATTCCTCGACTTCGTCTCTAATCCCGAAAACAAATCAGCTATGGCTGAAATGGGATTACTTAAACCCGAAAAACCGGAAAATTTTTCGCCGGCTCCGCCGGTGGAAAATATTTCGGAAGCGCCGCAGGCTGACCCTGATCCCATCTCTTAAGAATTTCTAATCCTGTCAGTCAGTACAGTATATTACTTGTCGTAACTGTACTGACTGACAGATTTTTAAAAAAAAATCTTGTCTTAACAAAAAAAAAGGCGTAATGATGAATAAATCCAACTGTCCAGATTGCACATCAATTTACGACTTACTCTCTATCGAGGAGCGTCAAAAAATAGCCGAATGGCGGCGAGCGAAACTCGAAGAACAACAACAAAAGGAGATCAAAAAATGCGAAGAAAAAAAATGAGCAAAAAAGCCTCTAAGAAAAACTTCACTCGCAACGCTGTGCGAATCAATTCGCGTAACAACATGAATCCAATGCGAGGTGGAATAAGGCTATAATGCCTTGCTACTTCCCTTTACAGGCTTGGCGATCTCCACAAAAAAACGAGTCTGGAAAATCCAGTCTTGTTTTTAAAGAAAAAGATGGTCACGGCCCCGAGCTCCTGATCGCTTGTGGCCAGTGTCATGGATGTCGTCTCGACTACGCACGACAATGGGCTATCCGATGCGTCCACGAAGCAAGTCTTCACGAAGAAAACTGCTACCTGACTTTGACCTATTCGGACGAACATCTACCCGTCAACGGGTCTCTCACCAAAGGGCCGAACTCTCATTTCACC